ACCACCATTAAATATTGAAAATGCGTCTTGTATTAATTGTTCTTGTTTTTTCATAAGTTCCTAGTTTTCCACTATCTATACACTAATTATTTTACTTGTAAAGCATTAAATATGATATATATACATACAAATCAGAGCAACAAAGAAAGGAAATATGACACTTGAAGAATATAGAAAAAACAAAGGTCTATCCTATTATAATTTTGGGTTAGAACTTGGTATAAAAGGTGTGCAAAATCCCGGCACGTCAGTTCAGCGTTGGTGCTTAACTGCAAAGGTAAAGCGTTTTCCAGATCCAGAAATGGTTAAGAAAATTATAGAAGTTACAAACAATAAAGTAAGCATAAAGGATCTATATGAAAGCTGGTGGAACGCCAAAGTTTAAATATAAAAGAGTAAAAATTATTTGGCAAGATATTGTAACAGACGCAAGTTGGTTCGATAGCTTACAAGATGTTGATAAATTAAATTTCCAATGGTGCGAAGATATAGGTTATTTATTTTCTAAAGATACAAAGACAGTTAAAATATTTACATCATTTAATTATGATGGTGATAAGTTATCTGTTGGTACTGTAACTGTATATCCTAGATCAGTAGTTAAGAAGATTGAGATATTAAAATGACCAATGAAAAAATTTTTGAAGAAATAGGTTGTCCGGATAAGCTAAAGAAATGTAAGGATGAAATCAAACGTCATAAAAAGCACATTGAGAAACTATCTAATCAGCTACTAGATTATGAAAGAATAATAGAAGAAAAAGAAAACGAAATAATTATAATAAAAAACAGATGAAAGGATAAAGATGATTGAGTTTTTTTTACAAATTCCAAAAGAACTACAAGTGTTAGGTTTATTTTTTGTAGTATATGTTACTTGGAAATTTATTAATGGCTAGACAAACCTACGCATTTTCTAATGGCGATTATAACGATTGGCACAGAAAATATGATGGCATAGCTATGATTGATATTGATAGCATTGAGTGTTGTCCTCGTTGTTCTGAACCTTTGGCTATAATTGAGACGTGTTTTGATAAAGGACAGAAATATAAGGCTACAACCCTTTCAAAAATAGTCGCTAGTCGCCTAAATATACCCTGCTTTTTAGTTTTCTATAAGAAACTGACCGACACCAGCCTAACTTTCCGGATTAAGCGTATAACAAGCTCTCAGACAGACTTTGAGTTAATGAATGAGGACCAGTGGGTATCCATCTTGCTAGACCTCCAACAAAATCATAGGAAATTTTGCACCCATGAACAATAGTCGAGCCTTTTTACACATAACTTACAAACTTTACGGACACCTTGATAAATTAAGTGGTACTAAAAAATCTAACTGTTTGAACTGCTACTTATCTTTAATGAAACACGCTTGGAAAAAAAATAATTATGAATGTGGTTTGAGATATTCTACAATCGCCAAAGAAACTAAATTATCTCGTATAACTGTAAGAAGAACTTTAAATACTTTAGAAAAATTGCACGTTATATCTACTGTTAGAGGTAGGTCTGGAAAAAGCTATAAAATTAACCAAGTTTTCCTTAAAACTGAATCAGATGGATCAATTTTATACACTAATAATAATAAGAAGTATAAAAAAGATCACTCAGATGTATATAATAGATCAGTATTAGTAGAAACATTAAACAATAATATAAATACAATTATTAGAGATAATAGAGGTGATAAAGATAGTTTAATACTAAACTTATCAAAGCTCCCCCTGTCAGACCTTAATTCAGATACTAACAATCCTTATTATGTTAAATTAGCTATTAAGAAAAAGGCTGAATTGGATGGTTTAAGTAAGGCTACCTATGTACATCCTCAAAAAATAATTAATGAATTAACCAAGATTAAAAAAAATAGTAATATAAAATATAGGGAAAAGGTTGCTTTTAATAAACGTAATAATCTTGATTATAAGGGGAGACCTAAAAAGTAATGGTGGGTAGACCTATGCGAAAAGTCTTTTGCCAAGGCTTTACTCGTGCTGGTAGACGTGAGGGTAAATTGATACCTTGTAGAATGAAAGGTTATGAGTTGGCAAATGGTACATATTATTGTAAGTATCATGGGTATCAAAATGTTAAAGGCTTTAGAAAGAAAAACTACA